CATTCAGCGTTTTGGTTGCCTGAGTTTGGACTTGCAGAAAAGTCCCGTAAGGATCGTGTCCCCTATGACCTGTGGGCGCGTCAAGGGCATCTGAACACCACGCCTGGACGGGCTATCGAATACGAGTTTGTTGCAGAGTACCTGCGCGGCGTATTCGACGCTTACGACGTTCAAGCGGTTGGATTCGACCGATACAACATGACCCATCTCCGGCCCTGGCTGGTGAAGGCCAATTTCAGCGAAGCGGAACTTGAAAAGTTCATCCCCTTCGGACAAGGAACAGCAAGCATGACGCCAGCGTTGCGGGAACTGGAGGTGAAACTCCTAAACAAGAGTTTGCGCCACGGTAAGCACCCGGTGCTGAATATGTGCGCTGCAAACGCCAAGGTTGTTGGTGACTCTGGTGCGCGCAAGTTTGACAAAAAGCACCAGCGAGGCCGCATTGACGGCATGGTTGCGCTTGCCATGGCCGTTGGGGTGATGCCAAACGAAGCGGAAGCAGGCTTGTCATTCTGGGAAGCAGCCGCGTGAATTTCCGCGACTGGTGGCCGTTTCAGCGCAAGAGCGTGACGACGAGCCTAGACCTGTTCCGTGAAATCTACGGCGCGAAAACCACCAAAAGCGGGGTAACGATTGGCTGGAAAGAGGCCCTTCGGTGTTCTACGGCGCTCGCTTGCGCACGGGTTATTGCAAACGGTATTGCTCAGGTTCCTCTGAAGCTGTACCAGGAAGACGAATCAGGCGCAAAGCGGATCGCGCGGGACCATCCTGCCTATCGTGTCTTGCACCGCAAGCCAAACCCCTGGCAGACATCGTTTGAATTCCGCGAAACCTTGGCCCTGCATCTGGTGCTTGGCAAGGCTGCATACTGCTTCAAGACCATTGTTAACGGTGAACTTCGGGAACTGATCCCGCTTGAGCCAAGAAACGTGATGTCCAAGCTGGAAACTGACGGCATCACTGTGACTTACCAAGTCACTGGAACAGACGGAAGAACGGCTACTTTTGGCTCTGATGTCATTTGGCACCTGAAAGCGCCTAGCTGGACCGGCTGGGAAGGTTTGGACGCCCTTGATTTGGCCCGTGAATCCATCGGTTTGACCATTGCAACGGAAAGCAGCCAAAGCACGCTGCACGCTGGCGGGGTAAGGCCATCCGGTGTTTACTCGGTTGAAGGTTCGCTGACGCCAGATCAGTACAAGGCGCTGCGCAAGTTTCTGCAAGACAACTATGCAGGCGAAAACTCAGGCCTGCCCATGATTGTTGACCGTGGAGCCAAATGGCTGTCTACGGCGATGTCTGGCGTTGACGCCCAGCACCTTGAAACGCGGCGGTTTCAGGTGGAAGAGGTGTGCCGCGCAATGGGCGTTGCCCCGATTATGGTTTTCAGCAGCGACAAGGCGACAACTTACGCCAGCGCAGAAGCCATGTTCCAGGCGCATGTGGTGCACACATTGGCCCCATGGTGGGAGCGCATAGAGCAGTCTATTGATTGCAATCTGTTGACCGCAGAAGACGACAGAAACGGCATTTACGCTAAGTTTGTAGGAAACGGCCTACTTCGCGGCAGCATGAAAGACCGCGCAGAGTATTTCAGCAAAGCCCTTGGTTCAGGTGGTTCTCCCGCCTGGATGACTGCTGACGAAGTGCGATCAATGGAAGAACTCAACCCGATGGGCGGCGCGGCTGCTCGATTGCCGGTGGCAACCAATCTACCGATAGCAGGACCACAATGAACGAAATACTGTCAGTCCCGTTGGAGCTGAAGTTCTCTTCGGAAGAGACAAAGACCGGCATGTTTTCCGGCTATGGGTCTGTCTTTGGTGTCATTGACGACGGCGGCGACATGGTTGCCCCTGGGGCGTTTAAGAACAGCTTGGCGCGCATGAAAGCGGCAGGCCGTTCCATTGCCATGTACATGCAGCACGGCCCCTACACGGGCGGCGACCCGCGTCCGGTTGGCAAATGGCTGTCTGTTGAAGAAGACGATCACGGCCTGAAGATGCAAGGCCAGATCATCGGCCTTAACACTGATGCCGGTCAGTACAACTATGCCCTGTTAAAGGAAGGCGCCATTACTGGCCTGTCCATTGAATACAAGATCAAGAAGGCCGACTACGGCAAGAAGCCTGGCGAGCCGCGTCGAATGATTAAAGAGCTTGACCTCTTTGGTGTATCGGTTGTGGATCAGCCCATGAATGGCGCTGCACGAATCGACAACATCAAAAGCATTGAAGGTCTGATGAGCCTTCGTGACGCAGAAGACTACTTAAAGGGAATGGGTATGTCTGGATCACAGGCAGTCGCGTTTCTTTCACGAATCAAGGGGATCTGGCCGGGCAATCCGGTGGACCCCCTGCAGGGCGGGCCGGGTGATCCGGTGGCCGAACTTCTCGCGGCCCTGAAAGCCCGAGCGACCTTTTTGCCGTAAGGCAAACCACCCCCAAAGACAAGCCGCCCACCGAGGCGGCTTTTTCATACCCGAAAGGAAACAGATCATGGATATGAGCGAAATCAAGGGCCTCATTGAAGCCCAAGGCCAAGCCTGGAACGAGTTTAAGAAGACCAACGATGAGCAGATCAAGGCCAAAGCCGATGGCAAGGCCATCGGTGACCTGGAAGCCAAGTTGGACGCCCTGGGCAAGACCCTGGACGCCAAGAGCCAGGCCCTGGATGAAATCGCCATCAAGCTGGCACGCCCTTCTTTTGGGGGCGACAGCAAGAAGGCCGAAGCGCTTGAGGACGAAACCAAGAGCTTCAATCTGTCGATGCGCGCTGACTTTCAGACCAAGGGCAAGCACGCGCCTGCCGACTTTGATGTCAAGACTTACACCGACTACAAGTCGGCGTTCTTCAAGACGATGGCCGGTGTTGCTGTGTCTCACTTGAACGGCGACGAGCAGAAGGCTTTGTCTGCTGGCAGCGATCCAGACGGCGGCTACTTGCTGCCGGCGTCTACCGTTGGCCGCACCGTCACCAAGATGTTCGAGCAGTCCCTGATGCGCCAAATCGCCACGGTGCAGACCATCTCCACGGCCAAGATCGAGGGCATCGTGGACAACAACGAAGCCGACGCTGGCTGGGTAACTGAACTGGGCACCCGCTCAGACACCAGCACCCCGCAGGTGGGCCGTTGGGAAATCGAAGCGTTTGAGATGTACGCAATGCCCAAGGCATCGCAAAAGGTCATCGACGACGCAGCGGTTGACGTGGAAGCCTGGCTCGCTGGCAAGGTGGCTGACAAGATGGGCCGCGTGGAAGGTACGGCATTCTGGACCGGAAACGGCGTTGGCCGTCCGCGTGGCTTGACGGACTACACCACGGCAGCAACGTCTGACGACAGCCGCGCGTGGGGGCAGTTCGAGCACATCAACACCGGCGCTAACGGTGCGTTCCACACCACCAAGATGGACATCCTGCACGAACTGCATGGCGCCATGAAGGATCGCTATCTGGCAAATGCTCAGTGGGTGATGCGCCGCGAGGCTCGTACCGCGCTGCGCAAGATGAAGGAAGCGACCAGCGACCGTTATCTGTGGGAACCCAGCAATCAGGTGGGTCTGCCTGAGCGTCTGAATGGGTATCCCGTTCGGATCGACCAGTACATGCCTGCTCTTGCAACCGCATCGTTGTCGCTGGCATTCGGTGACTTTGCAGAGGCGTACACCATCGTTGACCGCATGGGCATCCGCACGCTGCGTGACCCGTTCACCGCAAAGCCCTGGGTTGTTTTCTACACCACGAAGCGTACCGGCGGCGGCGCCTTGAACTTCGAAGCTGTCAAGTTTGCTCGCTTCTCTACCTAAGCCTGACGGGCCGGCTTTCGAGCCTGCCTAACCACACAAAGGAATTGACATCATGAACAATGATCTTCACAACAACATCCGCACGTTCGTCAGCGTGACGCCAACGGCCATCGGCGCCAACGCCACGAAGACCGGCACCATCATCGACCGCAAGGGCTATAACGGCGTGCAGTTCGTTGCGAGCTACGGCTCTGTGACAACTACCGGCACCGTCTGCACACTGGTCATCCGCGAAGGCGACGCCACTGGCACGATGACCAGCGTTGCCGATGCTGACTTGCTGGGCACCGAAGTTCTGGCAAGCCTGCTCGCTGCTACCCCACGGACAGCAGGCAGCACCCGCGACGTTTCCAAGCGCATCGGGTACATCGGCAACAAGCGCTATGTGCAGGCCCTGGTGGTGCAAACCGGCGTCACGTCTGTCGGTTGCGTTGGCGTCAATGCCACGTTGTTTAACCCGACTGTTGCGCCGACCGCCAACCCGTGACCCACATCGCCATCCTTGGCCTCGGCCCTTCGGTTCGCCAATACGCCGAAGTCACCAAACGGCTGGGTGGGCGACACGCATTCTGTGACGAGACATGGACGATCAACGCACTGGGTGATGTTTACCAGTGCGATCGGATTTTCCACATGGACGATGTCCGCATCCAGCAGATCAGGGCTGATGCGAAGCCGGAATCCAACATTGCTCGGATGTTGGACTTCCTGAAGAAGACCACGACCCCGGTTGTCACAAGCCGTTGTCATCCAGACTACCCCGCGCTGGAGGAATTTCCTTTGGCCGAAGTGGTCACCAAATTTCCGATGGCGTACTTCAACAGCACGGCGGCTTATGCGATTGCATATGCCTTGCATGTTGGCGCCACCCGCATTTCCTGTTGGGGTATGGACTTTACCTACCCAGACGCGCACGACGCTGAAAAAGGCCGTGGGTGTGTTGAGTTTTGGCTAGGCATGGCAGCGGCGGCAGGCGTGGAAATCACACTGCCACGGACTACAAGCCTCATGGATGC